CCAGATCCGCGCGTGCGGGATTTCCAGCGCCTCCGATGCCCGTGCCACGCCGACCCAGACGCCAGGCAGAAAGGGTGTGTTGTAACGCCACAGAAAACCCGGCAAGACTCCTGCCGGACCGGAAAAGAAGAGCGAGGCAATGCCGCGATAAGCCGGCATGGTCGCCGAGGTGCGGCCGAATTTCGTGGCGAGATTTTCGGGCATCACCTGGTCGGCTGCACCCGGCAGCCAGGTGACAAGGCCAACAAGGCCTCCTTCCTTTTTCTCCCCGCCGAACAGATCGAACAGGTTCATGAAGATCTGCGTCAGGCCGGTCAGTCGCTTCGGCCAGTCTGGCGGCCACGCCGGCTTCTCGTCGACGATGAGGCCGGACATATATTCGACCGGCCCGGCGCAGACGCCGAAATGGATCGACATGCCGTAGGCGACGACTTCCTGTTTCGGCTTCTTCTTACCCACGGTCCCGCTTTGCCTTCACGATCTCGGCCGCAATGACGTCGCCTGCCGCCAGGAATCTTTTCTCCTCAATGCCGTTCCTGATGAAGTCATGGAAGTCGAGGCCATGCCGACCGAACCAGTCGCGGGCGCCGGCGACGCAATGCCCGGCCCGCCGCACATCGTCGATGGTGATTTTTTCCCCGCTCATGCCGTGACCTTGTATTTGACAAACTGCTTGTCGCCGTACCACAGGACATTCAGCCCCTTGACGGTGAGCGTGCCGAACACCACCGGGACCGGCTTGCCGCGCTCGGCGACCGGATTGTCGAGATCCTTGGTTTCCGGCGGTTGCTGCTTCTTGGGTTTCGGGGCTAATAAAAACGCGACGACCTGAAAGGCGATCGCCACCAACAGCCAGACGAACCAGGCGACCACGGCAAAAATCTCCCCTCAGTAATAGTTGTTGCGATAGCCGATCGGATTCTTCAGCGGGATCCACGGGCAGCCGCCATGATTCTGGATATTGTTGAACAGTCCCTCGCAATCGCTCATCTGGTGATTACAGCCGAGAATGATGCTGACAGCATCGCCGGCATCGAGATCGCGCAGCAGTCCGCCCAGCGCCAGCGTATTGCCGGACACCGACAGAATCTTGCGCTTCTCCGTGCCGCCGTCGTCATTGGTCCATTCGACGATGCCCTCGCGAAACCCGGTCGCAGGGAAGGCGCCGTTCCAGCCGCTGGCAACCGTGACTGACGTGCCGGACTTCGACGCCACCGTGGAAGAAACCGTCGAGGCCGCGCGATTGGCCTTGCACTCGCTGCCGTAAAGAACATGCGGGCAGCCGAGCTGGTAATTGCGCCGCAGTCCCGGCCTGCGCAGGGAAGAAGAAACCGGCTCGCAGGACACCACGCACTCGTCGCCCTCTCGGCCGACCGACAGCACGCGGCCAGACCAGACGACGAGGAATTCGGGCGTCGGCGTGTCCGATAGGTGCCCCTGCCGGATGATCAGCGTCACCGGCACGGTCGGCGGATAGACGCGGAACTTTTCCGAGAACTCGATGTCGCGCGGCATCCTGACCGCGATCGTCGTGCGGTCGAGCGAGCCCGACGAGACGATGGCGTCGCGCATCGCCGGCACGGGATCATAGGTGATGCCGACATCGGTGACGGCCTGTTCAGCATCGGTGATGGCGAAATAGGTGAGCGGCGCGGTGTCGTAGATAAACTGGTAGAGCGTCACCGGCAGCGCCTTCTGCCGGCTTTCCTCTAAAGGCGCAAAGGCCATTTTTTATTCCACCGCCAGGTTTTCGAGCATCTGCATCGGCAGTTTGATTTTCGCTACATCCTCGCGCGGCCACGACATGGTCATGGTGTCCGACGACATCCGCCAGACCGGTAGCCATGACACAAGATCAATAGCCCCAAGCGCAACGTCCTGGCCCCACGCGGCGCCGACCGTGATCACCGAATTGCCGCCGCCTGACGTGATGTTGGCGACCGCGCGGGTGATCCAGGCGCCATCTGTTTTCCTGATGGCAATGCCCTTCCACACCGTCGAACCGCTGTAGACGGCATCTGTCGCCGTGCCCTGTATTGTGACTGTCGTTCCGGCCGCCGTAATGCCCGATACCGGAATTAAATCGCGCTGCCAGGTCGGCATGTAGAATTCATGCTGGCGGCCCTTCATGCGATCGAAGAACTGCCGCAGGAGATCGGCGTGATCGAAGTCGCAAGCGGTGTACTGCGCTTCCCACATGCGCGTCGAGAACGGAATCGGGAAGAAGCGCCGGATGCGACCGAAGCCATAGTCCGTCGCTGCGGCTCCGTCCTGCACCCGGTCGATGCCGATTTCCTGCCAGCGGTCGGGCACGCTGAGAAACACCTCGCGGCCGCCCAGCGTAGCGGGTGCCGTGCCGATGGCTTCCGGAGTCTCACTGCCGGGATCGACATTGAAGCTGATCGACGCCTCGACCACGCCATGTTCGCGCGATATCAGCGGCGCCGGGATAGAGGATTCCAGATAACCGTCAAGCGAGGGAGACAGTCGGGTCGGCGCCGGCCAGGCCAGCGAATCGGATTCCTCGAAAGCAACAATGGTGCCGCTGATTGATTCCACCGTGCGAAAAGCAGTCTGGAACCCGCTGTCCACGATCAGCACGGCGCCGACGAAAATCCACGACGGCACCGGGTCGATGGTGAGTGCGCCGAAGCCTGGCGGCAGCCCATCGTCGAACTTGACGAATCGCACGCGCTCGGGAATCGACAGGGGGATCCGCTGCGCCGTGACCATGGCGCGATCGAAGGCGCGGACATTGTCGTCACAGAGCGCCGACAGGTATTCGATCCGCTTGCGCGGCGTCTGCCGTAGTGCCCGGCGCTGTTCCTTGCCCGATCGTGAGACGATGATCTCGGTGCGGTATTCGCGCGTCACCTCATAAGGCGCGCGCTGCAGGCTCGGCCCGAACGGAAACAGTGTTCCCATCTAGGCCTGCATGGCCTGCCGGAAGGCGCCGGGCTGTGCGCGTACCGCATTGAGGATGACGTTGACACCATCCGGCTTCGATAGCGCTTCCGACAGGAAGGAGCCGGCGTCGAACGTGTTGACCACCGTGGTGCGCGTGTTGACCTGTGGCGGGCTTGCTGACGCGTTTTGTGCCATGCCCGGTCCCGATACCCTCGGCAGCACGAAGCCACCGCTGGCATAGCCCGGAACGCCTCTGTTGATGGCTTCCAGCAGATTGCGGTGCTTCTGCGTGGCGGCGGCGTTGATGACGTACTCTCCACCGTGAACGACACCGGCAATCTGCTTCCGTCCTCGATCGCCGGTATAGCCGCCGCTGGCATAGAGGCCGCCGCCAGGACTGGGCACGAAGCCACCGCCGCTGAAGCCGCCGAGAATCGCCGTGAAAGCTTTCTGCAGCGCCATCTGCAATAGCTGGTCGGCAATCCGGCTGATCGCGTTGTAAAGCGCCTCGGCGGCGTCAACGCCGTTCCTGAGATCCTGGACGAAGCCGGTGATTGCCTGTGTAGCCATGCCGGCGATCAACTGCTGCGTATCTTTCATTGTCTGCGCCGTCCTGGCCGTTTCCTGCTGTGCGGTTTTCAAGGAGGCAGAAGCAGTCAGATTGGCAGTCACGGAAGCAAGCAGTTGTTCGCGTTGCGCGACCGTCAGTTCGATATTCTGCGCCAGCAGATCGTTTTCGATCTGGATGACTTGCGCATGCGCCTGCTTGGCGATCGCTACCTGGTCGACGGATGCGATTGTGGCGCCATAGATCGCACCCTGCTGCTGCATGGTTTGCGTCTCACGATTGAGCGCATCGATCGTCTCGGCGATGCCATCCTTGTGGACCTCCGTAACGTGCCTTAGCTGGTCGGCCGTGAAGCCGGCGCTCTCGGAAGCACGCCGCGCAATCACGCTTGAGACATTGACCCAATCCTTTTCAACCTTGTTGGCGGCATTGCCGGACAGCATCTCGATCTGCTTGATGCCGTCGGCGGTTTCTCGCATCTGGCCCGTCGCAAATCCGACATGGCCTCCGGTCTGGCCCGGCGCACGGCCTCGTTGCTGCACCAGCACATCGCCGCGCACAACGTCCTGCGGCTGGACCTTGACGCCCCACTTGGCAAAGTCGGTGGCGACATTGGAGCCGGTACCCTTGACGCCGACCTGAGCCAACGCCGAGTTGACAAAGGCGGCACACCAGGCGGTCGTCGCGGCATTGAGATCGACGCCGCCTTTCTGCAGGAAGGCATTGATCGTGCCGGCGTTTCGCGTTTCGCTCATACCCAACAACTGCTCGGCTGCATCGACCGCTACACCGATGCTGTCGGTAATTGATTTTTGGATTTTGTCCCGTGCCTCTTTGGCTTTGCGCTCCACTTCCGGATCGGGCGGACCAAAAAACGGGTCGACGCGGGGTGTCGGCGTCGGGATCCCGCCCGCCTGTTCCTTTTCGATCTCGAGCTGCCGCGCCTTCTGAAAGGCGGCGGCGGCGGCAATCTTCTCCTCGACGGTACCGGCGACGGCGTTGGCCATCTCCCAGGCCGAGCGCGCATCGTTGGCGCTTTTGACGGACATCTCACCGAGAATCTTCATCGCCTCGGCGTATTTCTGGGCATGCGTGAAACCGGCCTGCATCGTGCCGGATACCGCATCGAAAGCTTCCTGAGTGGCGTTGAGCTTTGGCCGCAGCTCATCAAGGCCATCGGTGCCGATCTTCTTCAGGTCGCCACTTGTTTCACCGGCGATGGCGTTGAGAATTTTCAGGACATTGCCGAATGCAGAAGCGGCGTCCTCACCATTGGCAAAGCGCTTCCGTGCGTCCTCAATGGCGTCTTGCAACTTATTCGCCCATGCGAAACTTTCAGCCGAATTGAGGTCGGTGAGCCGATTGACCAGCGGCACGATCGCAGTCGTCAGATCCTCGAAAGCTATCTGTGGCGTTGCTGCCAGGATCTTCTGCGCCTCCAGTTTCTTCCGTTCGTCGGCCAGCCGTTGCAGATGGTCCGCATAGGCGGCAACGGCTGGCAGCGCATCACCCCATTCCTTTGCGACCTGCCGAATCAGATCGATCTGCTTCTGCAATTCCTTCCCGGCCTTGTCACCGCCTTCCTCGCCCGCACTGAAAAATGCATCGAGAGCCACTGTCGCAACCGGGATCGCCAGCGACAGAAGGACAAACGGATCGAGTAGCGCCGTGGTGATGGTAGTGCCGATCGCCCTGATGCCCATGCCTGAGAAAATCTGCGAAATCTGTCCGCCCTGCTGCGCCAGCGCGCGCATGACGCCGCTGCCGCCAGCAATCGAAGTGAACAGATCATTGATCTGGAAGCCGAGATTCTTGGCATCGGCCGATGCCGCCTGAAACGATTTCTGGAAATCAACGGCAATCACATTGCCGGGCCTGGCTTTCTTGCCGATGTTGCCGAACGCATCCTCGGATGCCTTGGCGGCGCGTTCGGTGGCGCGCACCGCCGACTTCAGAGCGGCTTC